ATCTCTATTGGTATCTCAGCAGTTACATCATGGGCGTTAAACGCACTTGCTCCGAAGCCCGACCTGTCTTCTTCTCGTGGGACTTTGGTAAATGCTCGTGATGCAGTAGCTCCCGCAGATTTCGTTTATGGTGAGGTCCGCAAGGGTGGCATCATTACATTTTACGAAAGCACTGGCGACGAGAACAAATATCTTCATCAAGTGATCGTCGTTGCTGCTCACGAAGTCGAAGAGCTAGGTGACCTCTACATTAACGACCAGATTGCCACTTGGGATGAAAGCACAGGTCTGATTTCTACGGCAGGTAGTGGGGACGAAGAGACAGATTGGGGTGGAAAGATACGCATCCGCAAGCATCTGGGAGACCAAACTACAGCCGACAGTGATCTGGTAAACGAAACTTCAGTCCCGCCCACCTTCAAGGGTAAAGAACTTGCATATCTCTATGTCCGCTATGAGTACGACCAAGATGTTTTCGCAAATGGATTACCTCTGATAACTGTCAAGGTTAAGGGCAAGAAGGTCGAAGACCCCAGAAACAGCACAACAGCCTACAGCAACAACGCAGCACTTTGCATTCGTGACTTTATTACCTCAAAGTATGGGTTGGAAGATACAGCTATTGACGAGGTCAGCTTTGCTGCTGCGGCTAATGAATGCGACGAAGGCGTCCCTCTTGCTGGCGGAGGTAGCGAAAAGCGGTTTCAAATCAACGGTGTCGTCAGGTCCAGTGAGTCCATTGGCTCTGTTCTTGGCAACATGTCTACAGCGTGCGCAGGGACAATCTTCTGGGGTTCTGGATACTGGAAGTTAAAGGTTGGAACATACACTGCGCCCACCAAAACGCTCACACTTGATGACCTCCGTGGCCCAATCAACCTTCAAACTCGCGTCTCCATCCGTGACAACTTCAATGCGGTTCGAGGGACATTTAATGATTCTGCACAAAACTACATCACGGCTGATTACCCTGAGGTCACAAGTCCAACCTTTAAGACTGAAGATAACGAAGAAGAGGTTGCGCTTGATCTTCCTCTGCCGTTCACAACTTCTGCTTCCGCTGCAAAGCGCATTGCGAAGTTGACGCTCTTCCGTGGTAGGGAACAGATGACGATCTCTGCCGACTTTGGGCTTGAGGCGTTTGGAATTGAGGTCGGGGATATTATTGCCTTTGACAACCCCCGCTATGGGTTTGATGAAAAAGAGTTCGAGGTTGTCGGGTGGAACTTTTCTGCTAATCAGGAAGCAGGAGACCTTCGCGTTGCATTGACCTTGAGAGAGACAAGTGCTGCTGCGTTTGATTGGAATGCAGAAGAATCTGACATTATTGGCAACAACACAACACTTCCCGTCTACACCTCTGGCATGGACATTCTTGGCCTTACCGTAGGTGAGGGTGGAAGAACTCAGTCGGATGGCACTCGCGTTTCTACAGCCCTTCTTGCGTGGACAGCCGTGCAGAACGCTTATGTTGAGCGTTACGAGGTTCAGTGGAAGCCAACAGCCGATAGCTCCTACGCGACAACATTTACCAGCAACAGAACTGTTGAACTCTCGCCTATTATTGACAACGTCGAGTACACATTCCGTGTTAGGGCTGTCTCTGCGAATGGTTATAGGGGGGCTTTCTCCTCTGTTACTCTTACGGGTGGAGGAGACGTAACTGCGCCAGCTTTACCTACTAATGTCTCTGCTTCAGGTCACTTCAAGTACATTTCCCTTGAGTGGGAAAACCCTATGGATGCTGATCTTAAGTACGTCGAGATTTGGGAGAACACTACGAACACAAGTGTGGGCGCAAACAAGGTTGGAACCAGTGGTGGCAACAGTTTCCAGCGTACCAACTTGGGTCTGAGCCAAACTAGGCACTACTTTCTTCGTTCTGTAGATTACTCAGGTAACGCCTCTGGGTTTACTGCGGGTGTTAGTGCAACGACAACATACTTAGACGACCCTGACTTTGCTAATGGCATCTACACTTTGTTCACAGACCAAGGTTTGTATGCGATTGAGGACGTAACATCTTTACCGCCAGCGGGTACGTTTGAAGGCGAAAAGGTATTCAACCGCACTGATGGCAAACTGTATCAGTGGACAGGTTCGGCTTGGAAACAAGTTGTTGGCGGGGCTGAAGACTTTGCGGACCTTCAGGGCAGTATCGCAGGCGCTCAAATACCTGACGGTCTGATCGACAGTCTCAAGATAGCTGATGATGCTGTTACTAACGCTAAGATAGCTGTAGATGCTGTTACTTCAGATGTAATAGCGGCAGGTGCTATCACTGAGACTGAGATCGATAGTGATGCCATAACAACCCCTAAAATTGCTGCTGGGGCTATCACTACAGCAAAGATAGATGCTGGAGCAGTAACTGCTGATGAGATCGCTGCTAACGCTATTACATCTGCAAAGATAGATGCTGGAGCAGTAACTGCTGATGAGATCGCTGCTAACGCTATTACATCTGCAAAGATAGATGCTGGAGCAGTAACTGCTGATGAGATCGCTGCTAACGCTATCACTACAGCAAAGATAGATGCTGGGGCTATTGTTGGTGATAAGATCGCAGCTAACGCTATTACTGGTGTCAAGATTTCTGGCAGTACAATCACGGGCGATAAGATCACAGCTAATACGATCACGGGCGGTTTGCTTTCTGCGAGTGGTATCATCACGAACTCTGCTCAGATCAACAATGCATTAGTGACTAACGCTAAAATAGCCGACGCTGCAATTACAACCGCCAAGATCGGCACAGGTGCTATAACTAACGCTAAAATAGAAAACGGAACTATAAGCAACGCCAAAATCCGCGATGCAGCTATAGACAACGCCAAGATCGGAAATTTGGCCGTCAGCACAATCAAGATTGCTAACCAAGCTGTTTCAAACACGGGCTTCGCCTCTGGGTCTGCTAACATATCATACAACACTTGGACAAACGTAACCTCCTTAGTGCTTAGCACCGAAGGGTCTAATCAACTTATTATTCAAGTGTCTGGGGAGGCTTCTGGTTTTTCTGAGTTTGTCGATGTCAAAGGCTATTATCGGATATTAATCGGAAATTCTGTTATATATACCTCACGGGAATTTAACCTTGGCGAAAGATACGATGATCGTAAATTCACCTTAACTCCTGCAACTAGGTTGGCTACGTCTGTTAGTGGTGCAACAGGTATAACAATTCAGGTTATAAGGACTTCTGGACAAGCCTTAGAGGCTGAATTCCAAATACTAGCAACGGAGTTAAAGAAATGATGTACCATTACTCTGTCTATGAGCTTGACACAGGTAGGTTCACGGGATTCGGCAGTAACCCAGACCAAGATTTAGTCGAAGCGGGAGAGGGCCAAGGCTTAATAGAGGGCCATTACGATCACGACACTCAAATGGTGGTCGAGGGTGTTGTCGTTGATATACCTGAAGCCACTGTTGAGCAAGAGGAGTTGGACAAGGCTTGGATCGAGTTTAAACACAATCGAAATCGTCTATTGCAAAATTCAGATTGGTCTCAAGTCCCTGACGCACCTGTGGACGCTACTGTTTGGGCTTTGTACAGGCAACAACTCAGAGACTTGCCAGAGAATACCTCCGATCCACGAAGCGTAGTCTGGCCTACACCTCCACAATCAAACACGGGAGCCTCATAATAATGGCAACAATTACAAATAAGCGCGGGGACACTTTCGAGCTTTCTGCTACACTTGAGAACAGTGGCAACCCTGTAGACATCACTAACTTCACCATTACCTCTCAAGTGAGGGACGTTGCGGATGCACTCCTACAAGCCCTGACTGTCACTGTGACGGATGCTAATGCTGGCGCATTTACAGTCTCAGCAACACCTGCTCAAACTGAGACGTGGGGTGTTAAAACCTACGTCTGCGACATTGAGTTCGTAGAGGTTGGCGGTGAAGTAAACTCTACGGAAACCTTTGAGATCAACGTCCTCAAAGACATTACAAGGGATTAATCAGCATGTCTGTATACACAGTAAGTCTTCGAGACACGTCCAACCTTGGTCAAGTTAATATCGGAGATGGAACACTTCTCGCAAACCTTTCAGTCGCTGCTGGTCGCGGACCTAAAGGCGATGGCTGGACAGGCGTAACTTACGATGAAAACACAGGTACGTTTATCTTCACGTCAAACGACGGACTAGCGTACACATCACCAGACGTACGACCAGAAGTTGACCTAGACAACGTTGACATCAACAGCGGCACAATCGATGGCACTGTCATTGGGGGGTCTACTGCTGCGGCTGGTAGCTTCACGACAGGATCGTTCACAGGTATTGACGTAACTGGCACTGTCACGGCTGATGGGCTGACTGTGCAAGGGGACATCAGTGCAACTGGTGGGGATGTTGACCTAGATACGCTGGACCTAAATGCAATCGCAGCCTCCAAAGCTGTCACAGCCGTAGACGTATTCGTGTATGACACCTCAAAGGACAGTGACGGTGGTGCATGGCGTAAGCGCACACAAGGCACTAGCTGGTACAACGAAACACTGAACACTGCCACCCGTGGTAATCGACGTGAGTTCCCAAGCGTTGCCGTTATTGTGGCTGAAGAAGACACGGTTACGATCTACGATGGTGATGATCCTGACCTGCCAATGTGGATGGTGTTTAATGGGAGTTCAAATAAACTTCCATACTTTGGCCCAAGCAGTGGAGTTAGCTCCCTTTCCGCTTTAAACGGAACTATTACAATAGGCTGCTCTGGTCTTTACGGTGCATTTACTGCCATTGGTTTTATTGAAGACAAAGGTTATGCTCTAAACCACAGTGCTTACGTCAATGAAAGAACTATTGCGAACAGGGCTGTTAATACACAAACAATAGGTACTGCTGACTATTATTTAGTCAACCGCACAGTCAACGACGTAGCCATGACCGTGCTACCCAACGCCCCTATTGATGCAGCTACTGGGCTTCCTGTGCCTGTAATCGCCGTGGCGACTGATGGTGGCGTGAGTGTGATTACCGACAGTGGTGCTGTGTATGATATTACTTGGGCAAACTCTGGCGTTTGTGGCATTATAGCTTTCAACGACATCAATCAAATTGTAGTCTCTCACGACTCGACCGCAACACGAAATAGGTTCGTTCATGTTTTTGACATACCAAACGCTGATCTTTCAGAAGGCAATGGGTATAGCCAAGGTTCTGCCGTTTTATACTTGAACAGCACCAATAATGCTTCTGACTTGAAGCTATTGAGTGATTATGGCAAGGGTCTTGATGGTGGCACACACGGCGGTATCAACGGGCTATCCTTTTTTGACGCTGAAAAAGTCGCCTACGCCACCTCCACCTACAACACAGGCTGGATGAACGGCGACATCAAGGGGGCTTTCCTGAGTGACACTGACGACACTGATCTGGTTGGGTCTGGTGAGTTGGTCACGAATGGCACGTTTGATACTGATACGACAGGCTGGACTCCTAAAAATGCGAATACCACGCTCTCGGTTGTAGGTAACAAACTCAGTGTTTCTACGGACGGGGAAACGGGATACGCATACCAAGCAATCACAACAGTCGCTGGTCAAACATACAGGCTTACGGGGGATGCGGACGAGACTACGGGGGCATCCTATGCGTCAATTTTTGTAGGTGCCACTGTCGGCAGTTCTGCTTTAGGTTCCCACACCGTCACGGGTATAGATACAGGCCTATCAATTACGTTTGTTGCCACGTCCACGACGACATACATCACGTTATATAATACCCGCACGACACCAGTGTCATACGCTCTGTTTGACAACATCTCAGTCGTAGCAGCAGACGATGACCGCAGCGTGAACAACAACAGCCTGACCATCAACGGCACAATCACACGCACACCTGTAGCCACTGGCGCTGACCTTGTGGCCTACTCTGGGTTCTCTGCCAGCAACTACCTTGAGCAGCCGTACAACAGTGACCTCGACTTCGGGACGGGTGACTTCTGCGTGATGGGGTGGGTACGCCTGAGCGCATTGGGGTCCACTCGACAGTATGTTTTTCGCGATAACGACGCAGCTAGCAGCTATATGCATCTGGCAAAGTCCGCTACGCAAAAATTCACTTTTCGCGCAGGTGCGGCTGGCACAATCGTTAACGGTACATCTACAGCACTTGTCGACGGTTGGTACTTCATCGCTGGTGTTGTCCGCAACGGAACCACTGAGATTTGGGTAAACGGCGCGCTAGAAAACACGACTACTTCAGCTACGTCTTTAGACGCATCTGTGAACGAGTACCCTTTGTGGCTCGGCAAGGGATTATCTGCGGGAGCAGGAGAGGGCGAACTAGCACTTATCCGCATCTCAGCTACAGCACCATCTGCTGAACAGATTGCTAAAATCTACAGCGACGAGAAGGTGCTGTTCCAAGAGAATGCTCAAGCCACACTCTACGGCACGTCTGACGCGGTGACTGCATTGGCTCACGACAGTGACACTAACCTGCTTCACGTAGGCACCAGTGCTGGTCGCAGTGTCTTCCAAGGCTTGCGTCGAGTGGAAAACACTACCGATGCAGTCGGTGCAGCAATCAGCGCCAGCAATGGCCTAGTCGTAGAGGAATAATCACATGACTGTCTATATTGAGAAACCCGCCATTAACCTTCGTGAAGAACTAGCTTCCTTGAGAAATCAGGGGGGCTACCAAGAGCAGCAGTTCTGGTTCTCTGGTGATGGCACTGAAACTGACTTCGCAATGGAGAACGGCTGGAAACCTCTGCACGTTTTCGACGCTGGTCTCCTGCAAAAAGAAGGTTCGGGTGATGAATACACGGTGGTCTACGATGGCTTCACTTACACAGTGTCGTTCAACGTAGCGCCTACCAACGGCAATGACATCGGCGTGATTGGAGTTAAAGCATGACCATCTTTGTAAACAAAGGCGACCTGCCTCTGACCCCAGCACAGCTAGAGAAACGTGCGCAGCGTAACATCGCAAAGGTTTGGCCTGACCAAGCACGTGAGAAGTCTATCCGCCTATCTGACGGTGCCTTCGATGCCTTCATGTCTACGTTCTCTACGAACCACGATGTGAACATTGCCAACAACACATTTAACTGGCAGCTATCTGAGTACCGCAAGGCTACTGCACGGCTGGCTCAGTATCGTCTGGCTGATGGTCGTGAGGAAGTGCGTGAGATGCAGCCCACAGGTGAGTATGATGACGAGGGCAATGAGTTCATGGAGAGTGTGCTTGTGCAGACAGCCATTGATCCTCTGGATGCCACTGTTGAAGTTACGACGTATGACGTTGATGGCAATGAAGCGACTGAAACTGTCGCCAACCCGCTAATCGTTAAGGACGACGAGGAGCGCTCTGCTGCACAGGCTGTTGTTGATGGTACGCCGCAAGCAGTAAAGGACGCCGACTAGCAATCGACATTTTACCTAAATACTACGCTCTTGCCTACATCATGAAGACCTAAGGAGAAAGCAAATGCCCTATAAACTAGGAAACCGTAGCTTACAGAACTTGTCAGGTGTACACCCCGATCTTGTCGCTGTCGTTAAACTGGCCATAAGCAAGACCACCCAAGACTTTACAGTCCTCGAAGGTATCCGTAATATTAACCGTCAACGAGAGCTTGTTAAGGCTGGTAAGTCTACTACAATGAACTCACGACATCTCACAGGTCATGCTGTTGATTTAGCTCCTTGGCCTATCTCATGGGAGTGGGAAGGTTTCTACCCTATTGCTGATGCCATGAAGGCTGCTGCCGAAGAGCTTGATGTAAACCTAGAATGGGGTGGTGACTGGAAGAGCTTTCCTGATGGCCCACACTTTCAGTTGTCGAGAAAGACGTACCCGTGATGAGCCAAGATACACAGTGGCACTTATCTAAGAGTGTACCGATCACTTTCATCTTGGCAATCCTTCTACAGACACTAGCCCTTATTTGGTTTGTAGCTACACTAAGAACTGATGTAGATACCAACCAAAAAGAGATACTCCGTCTTGAGACAAGGACAAGTAGTCTTGAACAGATCGTACAAAGTCAAGCCATTACCC